GTTGGGTCAATAGTAGGATTTACATTTTGACTAGCAGCCATTCTTTTAAACTTATCTATTTCTTCCTGATTAAGTTTTTCTTTTTCCATTATGTAATCATCTTCCATTTTTTTCTTAGTATATAATTTTACTTCTCTATCCATCTTAGCTTTAAATTCAAGTGCCTCTGGTTGTTTATCAGTATAAAATTTTCTTGTTGTATTAAAATATAATTCTTCCATTACATCTTCTGGTTCATCAGAATTTACTTCGCTTGATTTTATATCATACATATTTACAAAAATTTTTGTTTGTGTTTCTAAATCTGCATTTTTTAAAAATTCTCTAACTACTTTTTTTTGTGCATTAGTAAATTTTCTTTTATCTTCGCCAGGGTCTATCTCACCATTATTATTTTTATCTGGAACAATATTTGTTTCTAATTGTTTTTTTTGTTCATTAGTAAGACCTGGTAACTCTATACCTTCATCTACTAACACTTTATAAATAGCTGACATTTCTGTGTTTATGTTTGTTTGATATATTCCCCAAGAATCTGATGTAGGGTCTTTAGCATCCTGTGTAAAAGGTATTCCATTTACTCTTGACTCGTAAGCAATTATAGGAACTATATAATTAATTACATTTTCATCAACATAACCTACACTATTTAAAGCAGCAATTACTTCTTCTAATGAATATGTTTCTGATTCCATTAATCAATCCTCATTGATGTGCCTAATATAGACCTATTCACATTATTAAAGTTTAATTGTGCTCTTGCTTGTCTTTCTGGATATTCCCTAAAAGATTTATATTCTGGTCCATATTTTTCTAGAAATGCTTCTGATGCACTAAATGGTGTAGGCTGTTGTGCTTGTGCTTCAGCTTCTGATAAAAATGCAGCACCCTCTGCTCCTTCAATACCCATAGCTTTAACTGCCTCTGGGTCTGGTAATTTACCAAACTCTTGATTAAGTTTATATATAGCTATCTCTTCATTTCTTTTTACTTCTTGGTCTATAAGTTCATTCATACTATCTCTAAAAGCATCTAGTTCTGCATTGGTATAATCTCTTCTGTTACCTACAAGTTTTTGCACACCATCTCTAAGCATTTTCCCTCTATCAACAGTTTGTAATACTTCTTGTGTGTAATCTTTTATTTGTTGTAATTCATTATTGAACCTATTATTTATTTGATTTCCTAAAAATTCTACAGGGTCTATGTTTATGTTATTACCCATAGTCCAACTATTTAATCTTTCTCCATTTACATCATTAAACCATTTTCTAACTGCTGCTTTTGTAGCTGCATCATTACTCCCTGGATTATATCCACCAGTCAAATAACCTGCATCTTCTAATAACTCTTGCATATTTGCAATATTTACAGAATTAAAATTAGCACCAGATAAATATAAATCTCCTTCATAACTAGGAATTAAAGATAAACCTGAATATGCTATTTGTGCAGGAACATATTTTTCTTCTACTGTAGTCCCATCCCAATTAGGATTTAAAATTAAATTTGGAACACCAGAATAATATATACCTTGTTCATATTGTTCAACAATATCTTTAGTTATGTCAGCTGCTTTTTTTTCTTCTATTGCTCCTTGTTCACCTGCAAAAGCAAGATTAATTTTTTCAATAGAATCATCAGATTCATCAATTATTGGTGTCTTAGGATTGTCCAATGACCAACCAGGATTATCTGCTAACCAATCAATTACTGCTCTAGCATTTATTCTTTTAGTTTCACCATTTGGTCCATATACTGTAATCATTTAATCTTCCAATTCTTCTAAGACAGCTATTAAGTTTCCTTCTCTATCTTCATAATACTCTTGATTTAGTTCTTTAGAACCTATTAAATTCCAAAATATAGCAAACTCTGCATTTTCATTAGATAACCTTTCACCTATCTTTTTCAAGTTTCTTCTATATGGTTGCGTTAATATAGTATTTTTTAAATAATATTGTTGGCTTGTTCCTGGAGCACCATACTTATTATTAATATCTTTTAATTTACCAATTTCTACTAATGTTTCTTCTCTTGCATCCATGTATTCTTTAAGAGGTTCGTACAATGGACTTTCTTGTATTTGCTTTAATATATCATCAGGTAATTTATCTTTACCTCTTACATCAATTCCTACTGCTTGTTCAATTTCATTCCACCTTGTTACATCCTGTGACAATGTTATAGATTTTACATACCAATTAGGAAACATTGTATCAACCATAGAAAATATTTTACCTTTTTCAGATGGGGTTAATTCTCTACCTTTTTCTTTTGCTTCCATTGTTGTTAAATAGGACCACATACGACTACCTGCTATTTTTTGTGTTTCTTCTGCCCATTCTTCATTAGTTAATTTAACTATGTTTCCTTTTCTTATTTGTATAAATCTTGCTTCGTAAGAATAATCTGCACCAGGCATAGGAGCAGGAGCAAATAACCCAAATACATCAGGTAAGTATTCTTCTAAATTTGCATTATTTCTCTCCCAATTAAATCCATCTTCTGTAGTGCTTCTTATACCAGCTTCGTTATAACTAGAACCTCTTGTTAAGTATGTCAGTGGTTCTATACCTTGTTTATCTGATAACCAATCTGGTCCTAATATTTCTGTCATAGCCAATATTGCTGCTTCATCATTACCATCAAACACAGATTTTAAATTATTGTAAACAGACATAATTGCTGTAAATCTTAAATACCCTTCACCATCAATACCTATTTCTACATCTTCACCAAAATACTCTTTGTAATCGTTAACAGATTGTGCATCTGTTCTTAATCTATAGTCATAACTAAATCCTGCAGGTAAATAAAACTGGTTAAAAGCTCTTACAAGCAAAGTTTTTGTACCAACTTCTTTTGCACCTTGTAATAATTTTTCTTGGTCTATAGCACCTGCTTCATTAGTTATGCTTACAACTTGTCCAGCATCGTTAATATAAAAACCAGTTACTGCTAGTGCTTTAGCTGTTTGTACTAGATGTGTATTCCATAAATATTCATCTGCAAAAACTCCTTCTCCTTCTGACCAAGCAGTTATTGCTTTTACCATATAGGAAGGAATTAGGTATGTTTTACCAAACTTTTTAAATGATTCTGCATCAGTAACTTTTACTCCAAAAGGATTAAAGTGTTTCTGTAATAAATCAAACTCTGGTTTGTCTGGTATATACACTCCTGCTGGTATTTGCAAGATTGGACCAGCCCCTGGACCACTACCTTGTGTTACCATATTTATTGCTTGTAGTGGTGCCATAGCATTTATTTTTATTCTTTGACTCTGGTCATAAAAATATTTACCTTCTACTGCTGGACCAATCCAAGGATATGAAAAATATTTTTCTCCATTAGGACCTTCTGTAATCCATCCTTCTTGTTCAGCACCATTAACTACTAATCCTGCTTTTCTTATAGCAAATGGATTTCTTGATAATACACCAGTCCAAGTAGTTGCTTGTTCAATATATGCACCCATAAATGGATACATAAGTCTTGTTACATCAGCAAAATAACCTCTCTCTGATAAATTAAATAATAAGTTATTGTGAAGAAATAATGCTCTTGCATCTACAAACTGCTCTAACTCTTCAAGACTTTCAAACAACTGCACACCTTCAGGTGGTTTTCTTGTTTTAGCTTCCTCTACAGCTTCTAATATTATTTCTTTGGTTGATTTATTTAGTGCATCTAAATCAAAAAACTTTTCCATACCTTTAATAAATTTATCGTTTTTCAATTTTGTACTAAACATTTTTGGTAATTTTTCTAAGTTTTCTAAAAATTCTTTTTGTAAATTTTCAGGCAAAAGCATATATCCATCACCATAAGATTTACCTCTCACTGTTCTATACAAAGGACTTCTGTTAAACCATCTTTCTATACCTGCTGGAAATTCAAATAAACCAGTAACAGCAGCATCTAATACTTTTTTAATTTGATTTTGTGCTTCTTTAATATCTGTAAGTTTTAAAGATGGTCTACCTTGTTGTATTAGAGGAAATCCCATAAATATTGGTTCCCCTCCTTTTTCTATTTCTTGTCTTATCAATGGGGATATTTCATCAAAAGAATCTTCTAAATATTTATAAAACTTTTTATCATCAACAAGTTGTCTTTTAGCTGTTTGTAACATTTCTGATATAGTACTTCCTTGTGGTACATCAATTATTTTTAAAGTTTCAGTTGCACCTTTTTTATTAACTATATCTAAACTATCTGAACCACTTGCTATAAATTTAAGTATCGCAGGGTCATTAGTGACCTCTTTGACTCTTTGGTATAATGTGTCAACATAAGCTAATGTTTTCTCATAAGTTGATAAAGCATTACCAGGAGTCATGTTATCATCTAATAAACTTGTTTGATAATCTAACCTTAGTTCATCTAAATCTCCTCTAAACAATCTTTTTGCTAACGATGCCTCATCAATATTATTTATAATATTATCTGCAACGATATTTGTTAATTTACCTAGATTTAATAATTTAATTTCTTCTAAAACTGCAGTAAGATATTGTTTTTTTAATTTAGGATTTTGTAAAGCATCTGTAATATTGTATTTGTCATATCCTTTTTTAAGATTTTCTATAACATTATCACCAAAATATAATCTTGTATTATCTCTTGATACTCTATGGAAGGCTTCTGTTTTTGTAATAACTTCTCCTGCTAATGTTTTATTGTTTTTACCTAACAATAATCCAAAGTATTCCATAGGATGTTTAAAAAGAGAAGGGTATCCATCTGCTGCTAATTTTGCTTGACCATCACTTGTTATTCTTACTGGGAATGCAATTCTAGTTATTAATTGTAAAGGTGTCCATATACCTTTTTGCACTCCCCATAATAAATTTATTAAAGAGCGTGTAGCTAATCTAGGAGAATCTATTATTCTACTTTTTTCAAACCATCCTGTATCAACAAAATCTTTATCAAAATATTTATCTATACCTTGTGCAATTTTTTTACCATACATTAACTCAATATTTCTGATGCCTTTAGAAACTCTACCTGTACTATTTCTAATACTTCTCATATCAGGTACAGTTATACTTTCTTTTAATAATTGCTGTGCTAAGTGTGGAGTTGGTACATTTTGTGGTTGACCATCAATAATAATTTGTTTCCCTAAATCATCTAACTTAGCTCTTTGTCCAGGAAATACACCTTCTATTCCTTGTATAGCTTTTTGTGTAGCTGTTTTAACATTATGCCAACTTAATATATCACTAACCCAATAACTTCCTACATTTTCTGTACTAAATCCTTTTAAATTACCTTTTGTAATATCTAAAAATGATTCAATAACATCTGGTCTTTCTTTAGCTTCTGTCATTGCTTCACCAGCAGCATCTAATATTTTATTAAATACTTGTTTTTGTGTTGTGTATCCTATACCAGGATTTGTATTTTGAAGAGTAGCATTTACAAAACTAGCTAATAACCTGTTACCTTTTTCTGCAGGTATTCTTGCATTAATAATAAATCTTCTAGTATTTTCAATTACTTCTGATTGATTTTGCCATACAAATGTATCTTTAGGTGTCCAGTCTCCCCATAGTCTTCTTGCTGTGTCTTTTTCTTTATTAGACATATTGTTAAATATTTTATTAAGACCTATGCTTTCTACAGTTTTATTCCATTGATAACCTTGTGGCATATTAGGCATGCCTTTAGGGTCTTGTAATACCCATTTCTGAAAAGCATTTTTTACTGCTTGTTCTTTTTGTTTTAGTGTTGGTAATTTACTAGCAATAATTAAATCTTGTGACATATTAGGAGTAAAGTTTTTTACTATAAGATTTGTGTCATCTAAATTTTCTGCCCATGCTTTCATTATTTTATTACCTTCATCAGATTTTATAAAGTAATTAAATGCTTTATCTCTATCAACACTTTTTAATCTAGTAACTCCATCTTTTCCTACTTCTTTAATTAATCCAAATTGTTTATATCTTTGTATTGTGTTTTGAGATACAGTTTGTAATTTATTAAATAAATCACCTCTTATAAATAATAAACCATCAATAATTCCAGATATATTTCTATATGCGTTTGTATTTGCATCTACAAATTCACCTGCTACTAGTCCACCTGGTGTTACTGGCTGTGATTCAGTAGTAGGAGAAAATGCAGAACCTTTAAATTTTGCATACAATTGTCCTCTTCTATTTGCTTCATCCCACGCTTCAGAACCCTGACCAAAATAAGGAAACCAACTGTTTCCTAATCCTGATTCATCTCCTGGTGTTTCTAAATCAAATAACTTATCACCAAATTGTTCAAATCCAGAAGTTAATGCAGTTGGTCCTGCTTTTTCAAAAGCTGGTCCACCTTCAAAAAAAGGAATAAAATCTTTTGTTAAATCTTCTTTTCCTGCAATATATTGTGGTTTTATTTGATTGTAAAATTCTTTCATAAATACTGGATTTGTAAATGCTTTATTTACATCTAAATATTTTTCTCCACCCTTTGTATAAGATATATCTTGACCTTCTGCTACTGCTTTATCTATTGCTTCATTTCTAGCAATCATATATGTTCTTACTAATCTTGTAGCAAATTGTGGAAAAGCTATTGCACCTGTTGAAGCAACTTGTACAAATTTTTTAAACTGTCCTTTTGTTCTTTCAAAAACATTTCTATCATCTTGTGCAGCTTTTTTTCCTGCAACTTCTAATTTGTCTAACCAGCTATAAATACCTGCGTTAGATAATTGATAATCTCTAGCATTTTTTCTAATTGTTCTTCCATCATTTGCATAATTATTTACATAAGACAATATATAAGGCTCTGCTTCTTCTACAGACAAACCATTTTTACCTAATGTTGTTAATAAACCTGCAGGTGCAAAACTGTAGACACTAGCTAATTGTTTTATATTTTCTGATTGTTCTGGAGTAATAGAATCAAATTTAATTTCTTTTTGTTTATCTAAATTGTACTTATCAGTAATAGCATTTTGTTCTGCCTTTTTAGACTGACTAAATTCTGGATATACCATTATGTAGTTCTAATTAATATATTTAAGATATCATCATTAAAACCTGAACCAACCCATGCTGATACCATATCTGAATTTTTATATTCTGTTCCAGGTCTTGCTATTGGAAATTTTTGTGCATTAGAAACTGTATAATTACCTGGTTGTATTGTTTGAGCACCAGTCATAATACTTTCTTGTTGACGCTCTGTTGGTCTGTCAATACTATTATTTAAAAATTCTGCTTGAGATGCTCTTAAAGTTGTTTCTCTAGCTGTAGCAGGTAAACCTCCACCTTCTTCTACTTGTGTTTTAATATCTTGTCCTTCTCCATAAGTCATACCAGCAGTTAGTCCAGGTATAATTCCTCGTGTATTATCTTGTGTATTAATTGCTGCAGGTTGTACATTTGTACTTCTACCATCAAATGCAGCAGTCTGCCTATCTCTTAAAGTAGACTCTCTTGCTGTTGATTGACCTTTATTACTAGAACTCCTTGTAGCCATCTTCATTCTCCTCATCATCATAAAACATAAATGTAGAACTTATAATCATATAGCCAAAAGGAAAAGCTAGTGGAGGCATTTGGTCATAAAATACTTTACCTTCATCTTTTTGTTGAAATATAATAGCATCACCTTTTTCATCAATATCTCCTAATGAGTTGTGTACTATATCTGCAAAATCTTTATTAACTGACATTATCCACCTAGTCCTTGTAGTAACTGTGCTATGCCTGGTGGAGGACCTTGTGGTGGTAAGGCACCTCCTCCAAGCAGTTCTTGTTCAGCGACTGGTATTTCTGGTTCTTCTGCAGTAAAGAACTTATCCAATATGTTTTGCATATCATCTGGATTTTTTCTTATCTGCACAACAGCCATAGTTGCTTTAGGGTCACCCTGTTGAGCTTGTGCTAGTAATGTATCGAATAATACACTATCAGCTTTTTCTTTTGTAATTCTATCGTTTACTCTAACTAAGTTATCTAACCATCTAAGTTTTCTTGTAGTGTTTGTCTATCAATAATTCCAGCTTGAAGTAATTGCAGCCCTGTTACAATCTTCTGTGGTTCATCATATCCAGCCATAGCACCATACACTCTGCGTGTCTTAAAACTATTTGCTATATCTTTTGTTGGTTCGTAAGTTTCAGAATAAAAAGTATTATCCATATAACCTGATAATGCTTTAGTTTGTCCACCATACATTTTTTGGTCCCACTCTAATCTCTTAGCATCAATCATCTCTATAGCATCAGACATAACTGTGTGATACTCTCTAATCATAAGTGACATAGAGGCACCTAGTTCTTCCAATCCTCTACCAGTTGCGAAGCTAAGTGGAGACTGTGAGTCATCTGTTATTGGATAAGAACCACCAACACGAAGTTGTCTTTCTATTCTATCTATCTGTTGGAAAATCTGATAAGGAACATTTGATGCAGGTTTACTTACCTGTGTACCTGGAGCTAAATAGTTAACAGCGAATCTACCTTTACGATATTGTCCTGATTCTATTTCACCAGATATGTTTGTTTCTGTAAATACTGCATCTTCCATAGCTATTATTGACATCACATTAATCTTTGCCATTGAAGCCATAAGACCTATGATTTGGTCATACTGTCCTTGTAGTCTGTCAAAAGCAAATTTCTTTGCAACAACAAATGCAGGACCACTTTCAAGTGGGTTAGGTATGAAGTCAAGAATAGTTCCTGATGTCATGTGGAATATGTAAGTTCCATCTAAGTTGTAATACTCTGCAATTAAATCTCCATCACCATTGGAGTTAGCCCAAGAACCATTGTATTGGTCTGTATAAGCAGAAGCATAAGCATTACCTACACCAAGCATATTAGTTTGATACGCTTTGTCTTTAGACATAATTTTATCTTTAGAGTTTGGATATGTTCTAACAAGAGCATCTTTAGGAACTCTTCTAATTATTGCCATTTCTTTTGGTTGTTGGTCTGCACCAAAGTAACCAGGAAAACAGTTGTAAGGGTCTCTTAATTCTGCAATAGGATAAGGTGTTCCATTAGCATCTTTCTTTTCTCTAATAACCCAAACAGAAAAACCATAACCAGGTAGCCATCTACCTACTTGTGGCATTTGTAAATCTAATTTTTGTACTTCATCATACGCATTAACAATACGAGAAATCTTTTCAGCTTTCATTCTTGCTCTATCAGAATCTTTACCATTAGGTACATCAACTTTTAAGTTAGGAATACGACCAATCTTTTGTGACAAGTGTTCTAAACCTGACATCATTAAGTTTGGTACAGGTACTTGCCAATCTTGAAAACCTTTTAGTTGGTCACCAAGTAATGCAGTAATACCATCAGGTCCACCATTCATAATTGCACGAATACGCCCACGAGTTGTGTAAGCACTTTGATTATCAAAATGTAATTGTGTTATAGCGTATTGTATTTCTTCAGGTGTCATTATCCCCAAGGGCTTTCATTCATATCGCTTATATTCCATTCTCCAAAACTAGGTGTATAATCTAATCCTACCTCAGCTAATCGTTCTTTTCCTAATCTTCTAATAACTTTTAGTGGAAACCAACTAGCCATTACGACATCTGATTTATAATTTTTAGCCTTACTAGCTTTACTAGCAGCACTTGAAAAATAAATTAGTTGCCTACGATATATATTACTCTTAGTTTCACTTTCTGTGTCACCATAAGGCAAATTTATTAGCTTCTCTTCAAACATTCTCTGCATACTACCAACACCATAAATTGGGTCATATTTGTTTTTTTGTGTCTGGTGTCCTTCTAAATAAATACCAAATCTACTACAGTAATCTTTTATTGTTACATCTTGTCTTATAGCTTTTTGAAAACCATTTTCTTCAATAACCCAGTGAGCAAGTCCATACTTTTCATACCATTTCTGTATTGAGTTTTTAGCTTGTATTACTCCACCACCTTCTTCATTTTCTATATCTACTAAATACAATTCTCCTGTTTCTGGATTAGCTGCCCATAATACACAAGCCTGAAAACCTGTAGATGCAGGGTCAAGTCCTGCAATTAAATGTGTACCTGCTGGTATGTGACCAATTCTTCTATTAACATCTCTACATTGGTCTATATCTTCAGAGTTAAACATTGTAATACCTTCTACAAATGCTTTGTTTAGATATACCATTTCAAATATTGCTCTACCACCTGTAGTGTCTGCA